TAAAAGAAAAGATTATCCTGAAAATCCAAATGATTTTCCAAGCAATTTTTTATTCCTTAATGGTAATTCAATATTAACTGATGTAATTGATTTTACTGCGGATATGAGTTTTGTCAATTCTGATAATGTGGACACTTATGATGTGTACATCAACAATGATTATTATGGTACTGACATACCAAGAATTCAAATAACCACAAATGATATTTTAAGGATTGAGATAACAAGAATTGATAGTGGTAGTGACGCGTCAATTACTTTTGAAAGTAGTTTAGTTTAGTCTTCTCCGTATACATCCTTTTTCTCTTTGCACTTCTCAAAAATTAAATTTTCTAAAAATTTATATATTTTGATTCCTCTCTTATCACAGTATTTTTTTAAGAGTTCATGTGACTCTGGTGATATTTTAATATTCTTTATTTCTTTCTTAGTTTTCATAGGCAGAAAAAAGGTAGAATTTATTCCTACTGTTTACAAATAGATATCTAAAAGTCAAGTTTTTTGTGTTAGTAATGAATATTTATCAATAAAATAAATCTGCATTAGAAATAATTAATAATGGCAACAGCACAAGCAAATCAAAAAGTATTCGTTTCACCTGGAGTTTACACCTCTGAAACGGATTTATCATTCGTAGCCCAAAGTGTCGGTGTAACGACATTGGGTCTTGTAGGAGAAACAATAAAAGGTCCAGCATTTGAACCGATTTTCATCACTAACTATGATGAGTTTCAGGCATATTTTGGTGGAACAGAACCAACAAAATTTGTAAACACACAAATCCCAAAATATGAAGCGGCTTATATCGCTAAATCATACTTACAACAATCAAATCAATTGTTTGTAACGAGAGTATTAGGTTTATCAGGTTATGATGCGGGTCCTTCTTGGAGTATTAGTGTAACTGCAAATGTTGACCCATTAACTATAGGTTTAGAACCATCAACAGGAACATCATGGTCAGCAATTTTCACGGGAACTTCAACAGGAAGTACTATTGAATTTGTTGGAGGTTCTTTACCAACACCAGTTCAAAACAACATCGGTGTTCAATATAGAATGAATGATGGTAGTGTTTCTACTTTATCTAGTGATTTTAATAATCAAATTCTTAACACTTTTCTTAAAGACCCAGCATTAACAGGAAACACATCTTATTTTTATGGAGCTGTTCCTGAACAAGATTATTATGATGTATCTACAATATACTATAACGACATCAACGTTTATCTTTGTGATTCACCAAACTTGGCGTTCAACGACTTAAGTGCTGGTGATAACGATTCATGGTTCTATGCTAACTTCGAAAATTACGCAAACGATAACTATTCAGGTTATTCATTCTACTATTACGTATCAGCTTTTGCAACAGGTGCTACATCTGGTGTAACAAGTTTCACAGGAACAATGACTGGTGAATATTATACGTTCTCAGGAACCGCGTATGAAGAGTATAACAACATGGTTATAGCTACTTTACGTTCAAGAGGTCTTTCTGAATATGCTAATAGTTCTACATCAGTAAATCATGGACCTGTTTATGAGGTAGGTATTGATTACAATAATAGTAATGCTTGGGTACCAAACAACGTACAATTAGTTTGTGGAGGTCAATATTCAGGGACTGCGGAAAATCCTTACTCAACTTTCTTAGTTTCAGGTGTTACTAAAGATAGTGATTCTTTTAATTTTGAAGTTTCATTATTAGCGTCTTCATCAAAATACATAACTAAGGTTCTTGGTATAGATAATTTTGGAAAATCTAAAAATGAAGTTCCTTTATTTGTTGAGGAAATTTATCCAGCTTCTTTGAATTATGCATATAGTCAAGGATACATTAAAGGAATTAATTGTGATTTGATTGCATTACCTGATGCTAGAAGTCAAAATACATCCTCAATTGCTTACAATTTAGAAAGATACCAATCACCTGAAACACCTTTCTTAGTTTCAGAATTAAGAGGTAATAAAGTTTACAAATTATTTAAGTTTATTTCAATTTCAGATGGTAATTCTGCAAATGTTGAAATCAAAGTTTCGATTGCTAATCTATCATTCAACAACATGTCATTTGATGTATTAGTTAGAAATTTCTATGATACTGATGCAAATCCTGTTGTAATTGAAAAATTCACTAACTGTAATATGGACCCAGGAACTAATAACTTTATTGCTAAAAAGATTGGTTCTTCAAATGGTGAATATGCTTTAATATCAAAATATATAATGGTTGAAATGTCTGATGAAGCTCCGATAGATGCTATCCCTTGTGGATTCTACGGATATACTCAAAGAGAGTATTTGTCAGAGGTTGAATACCCATCTCCGTACATAAAATATAAAACACAGTATTATTATCCTGGTGAAGTAATTTACAATCCTCCATTTGGTATCGCTGCTGGTGGAGCTCCAGTTGAATCTTCGGGAGATATTATCAGAAGAAGTTATTTAGGATTCTCATCTCAATTTGGTGTTGACGAATCATTCTTACAGTATCTTGGAAAACAAACTCCTCCAAGTTGGATAACTAATCCAACTCAGGTAGCAGAATCTTGGAATGTAGTAAGTAAAGGATTCCATATGGATTCAGGTGCTACAGTTGTCACAATTGGTAATGTATCTCTTACAAGTGGTCAAACTGCTTTTGAGTGTGGAACAGCTGATTTTAGATTCGACCCCGAAACTCAAGAAAACCCTTACTATTTCATCTACTCAAGAAAGTATACAGTATGTTTTGCTGGTGGATTTGACGGATGGGATATCTATAGAGAGTGGAGAACAAACCAAGATAGATTCCAATTAGGTTCTTCAGGTTATTTGGCAGGAGCTTCTGCATCATCAAGATATCCAACTGCAACTGGTGAAGGATTATTCAAGAGAATTGTTGTTGGTAACAATACTCAAGATTTTGCTAACACTGACTACTACGCTTACTTACTTGGTATCTTGTCATTCAGAAATCCTGAAGCTACAAACATCAACGTATTTGCAACAGCAAGTATTGATTATGTAAATAACTCTAATCTTTGTGAAGAAGCAATCGATATGATTCAATATCAAAGAGCGGATTCTGTTTATATCGTAACAACTCCTGACTACTTTATGTACACTCCTGACTCAACAAGTCAGTATGACGTAATCTACTCTCAAGAGGCAGTTGATAACTTAGATAACACAGGAATTGATTCAAACTATACAGCTACTTACTATCCTTGGATTTTAACAAGAGATACTGTAAACAATACACAAATTTATTTACCTCCAACAGGTGAAGTTTGTAGAAACTTAGCTTTAACTGATAACATTGCATTCCCTTGGTTCGCATCAGCGGGTTACACAAGAGGTCTTGTAAATTCAATCAAAGCTAGACAAAAACTAACACAAGAAGATAGAGATACATTGTATCAAGGTAGAATTAACCCTATCGCAACTTTCTCTGACGTTGGAACTGTAATTTGGGGTAACAAAACACTTCAAGTTGCTGACACAGCTCTTAACAGATTAAACGTTAGAAGATTGTTATTACAAGCTCGTAAGTTGATTTCAGCTGTAGCGGTAAGATTGTTGTTTGAACAAAACGACCAAGTAGTTAGACAACAATTCTTGGATAGTGTTAACCCTATTTTAGATTCAATCAGAAGAGACAGAGGTTTATACGATTTCCGTGTAACAGTTTCTTCTTCACCTGAAGACTTAGATAGAAATACACTAACAGGTAAGATTTATCTTAAACCAACGAAGGCGTTAGAATTCATTGATATTGAGTTCTTCATCACTCCTACAGGAGCTTCGTTTGAAAACATATAATAAAACGGGGGGAGAAATCCCCCCCTTTTTTAGCCAAATATGAAAAGAAAATTAACTGAAGGATTTAAAGGGGAAGGTACACCAGATTTAAAATACTATGCGTTTGATTGGGACGATAATATTGTACATATGCCTACAAAGATTATTGTCAAAACCGATGAAGGTAAAGAGGTTGGAATGAGTACTGATGATTTTGCTGAACATAGACACCATATTGGTAAAAAACCTTTTGACTATAAGGGAAACACTATTGTGAATTTTGCTGCAGACCCTTTTAGAAACTTCAGAACAGAGGGAGACAAAGACTTTTTAGTTGATGCAATGAGAGCAAAAACAGGACCAGCTTTTCATGATTTTAAGGAAGCCATAAATAATGGTTCTATTTTTTCAATTATTACAGCAAGAGGTCACAATCCTAATACGTTAAAAGAAGCTATATACAATTATATTGTAAGTGGATTTAATGGTATAGATAAAGATGAATTAGTTAAGAACTTAAAGAAGTATAGAACTTTTGTCGATGAAGATGATATGTCTGATGATGAATTAATTAAGTCATACTTGGAACTTAACAAATACCACCCCGTTTCTTTTGGTGACGAAAAGGGGGCTGCTAATCCTGAAGAAGCGAAGGTGAGAGCGATGGATGATTTTGTTAGTTATATAAAAGCTATGTCTGCAGTATTAAATAAGAAAGCTTATTTAAAAAATGATATAGGTAATAAATTTATACCAGCTAAGCCATCTATAGGATTTTCAGATGATGATATAAGAAATGTAGAAGTAATGAGAAAACATTTTAAAGATAAACCAGATAATATAGTAAAAACTTATTCTACTGCTGGAGGAACTAAGAAAGAATATAAATAAGAATATTCGTTCCCAAAACAAAGTAAAGAGAAATATTTTTAACAAGACTATATTTATATCATATAAACAAAGAAACAAAATTAAAATAACATGGCTGACTTATTAATGAAAATGCAGATACCGTATGAACCAAAACGTCAAAACCGTTTTATCGTAAGGTTTCCATCAAGTTTGGGTATCAACGAGTGGTTCGTAGAAACTGCTTCAAGACCGCATATCACAATTGCACCAACAGAGATTCAATTCCTAAATACATCAACATATGTTGCTGGTAGATTTAACTGGCAACCAATCAACGTCACTTTCCGTGACCCAATTGGTCCATCAGCAGCTCAAGCACTTATGGAGTGGGTTCGTTTACACGCTGAATCTGTTACAGGTCGTATGGGATACGCCGCAGGTTACAAAAAAGATATTGACCTCGAGATGTTAGACCCAACAGGAGTTGTTGTTGAGAAATGGATTCTTTATGGAACATTCTTAACTGATGTTAACTTCAACAACTTAGATTACAAAACAGATGCATTGGCAACAATCACAGCAGCTTTGAGAATGGATAGATGTGTGTTAGTTTACTAATAGTGTTTATATAAAATTAAAGTCAACTATATTTAACCGTAAAGACATAAACTTTACGGTTAATTTTTTTTATGGATAATCAAACAAGAGATAACGCACAACAGAATTTTACTCTACCTCACGACGTGGTACCTTTACCATCAGGTGGAATTTTTTACAAAAATAAAAAGAAATCAATTAAGGTTGGATACCTAACTGCCGCTGATGAGAATATTCTTATGGGTGGAGGGGATGACCTAACTCTTAATTTATTAAGAGCAAAGATATACGAACCTGATGTAAGAATTGAAGATTTAATTGAAGGTGACATTGAAGCAATATTAGTTTTTTTAAGAAACACAGCATTTGGTCCAGAGGTTAACATGACTTTAATGGACCCTGGAACAAACAAATCATTCAAGACATCAGTTTTGATTGACCAATTAACAATTGTTAAAGGACAAGAACCAGGCGAAGATGGTACTTTTATTGTTAGTCTACCAAAGTCGGGAACAACCGTAAAAGTAAGACCACTAACATATGGTGAAATATTAGAAATTCAAAAAATGGCGGACTCATATCCTCAAGGAAGAGTGGTTCCGAAAGTGACTTGGAGATTAAATAAAGAGATTGTGGAAATCAACGGTACAACAGACAGAATGGAAATTTCTAAGTTTATTGAACAAATGCCAATTTCTGATTCAAAATTATTGAGAAACTTTATGATTGAGAATGAACCAAGATTGGATATGAGTAGACAAGTAACAGCCCCATCAGGAGAAAGACTAACGGTTAATGTTGGTTTTGGGGTTGACTTTTTTCGCCCTTTCTTCTGATTATAGGAAAAATCAATTAGATGAATTCTTTTATTTGAATACCCTATTAAAGATAACATATCAAGATTTCGTAACAATGCCAATTTTTGTTAGAAAATATTTGTTAGATAAATGGCTTGAAGATAATAAGAAGGACTGAAAAATCAGTCCTTTTTGTATTTATATGTAATAGTGTAAAATTATGGCAGCAGATGATTTAGATAAAGAGTCGGTCGAAGGTTATTTTAAACGAATATCAGATTCAGCTAAAATAAATCTTGACAGTTTTATTACGGCAATTGGAGATATGGACCAAGTTGCCAGAAATCTGAATGCTCAGTTTGGACAGACCAGACAAAGAATGGTCGAGTTAATGACTGCTGTTGCTGATGCTCAACCAGGTGTTACAAGACTTGGAGGAAATTTATCTGATGTTCAAAAAACAATGCAAGAAATCACAGCTGCGTCAAGAAGAAATCTTGTAGCAACTGGCGAAGATGTTGAAAAAATTTATGCGGCGGTAAGGGTTACAGGTACAAGTGCCAAAGATTTAGTTGATAAATTCAGTGATGTTGGGGTAGGGTTAGAACAAATCCCAGACCAATTAGAAAAATCTATAAATTATATTAGAAGTATTGGTGGTAATACATCCCAAGTGATGAAAACTGTTACCGACAATATGAGTCAGTTGAATAGATTCCAATTTGAAGGAGGTGTTGAAGGATTAACAAAAATGGCAGCACAAGCCTCAATGTTAAGGTTCAACATGAACGAAACATTCAAATTAGCGGATAAAGTGTTAGACCCTGACAAAGCAGTTGAAGTTGCATCTGCATTCCAAAGATTGGGAGTATCTGCAGGTAATTTAGTAGACCCATTCCAATTAATGAATCAATCAATTAATGACCCATCAGGTCTACAAAATAGTTTGGCTGATGTTGCAAAACAATTCACTTACTTCGACGAAAAAACAAAAACATTCAAAATTAATCCACAAGGAGTTCTTACATTAAGACAAATTGGTGAACAAACAGGTGTTGATGCAAAAGAATTAAGTAAGATGGGGTTAGCGGCTGCGGAACTTGAAGAAAGATTAACTGCGATTGGTAAGTCAGGATTAAATATTAAAGAGGAAGATAAGCAATACTTGGCAAATATTGCTAAGATGGGTGAGGGTGGAGAATACGAGGTTAAAATTAAAGATGACCAAGGAATCCAACAAATTAGAAAACTTTCTGAAATTTCACAAACAGAGTTTGATAAGTTAATCAAAGAACAGAAAGATGGACCTAAAACAATGGAGGAACTTGCCAAAGCTCAGTTGGATTTAAGTACCAGTGTTAACGCTGATGTTGCGGCTATTAAACAAAAATTAGTTGGTGGAGTTGCTTCTGCTGGTCAAATTTTGAACACTGTAACAGGATTTGACAGAGGTGTTAGAAATTTAACAGGAACCGCTTCAAAAGGATTTGCAAAACCATCTACCGTAAGAAAAGAAACTGAAACCGCAATCACCTCAATGGTTGATTTGTTCAAAGACCTTAAAAAACCAGGAGGAACAAAAGAAGATTTTTCAACATTTTTTGACAAAATGAAAACTCAATTTTCAGGTATCGAAGAAAAAAGTAAAAAGGGTTTGAAAGATATGGTACAAAACGCTTATGAAGGTTCAAAAGATTCATCAGCATTTGAAAGAGCCTTAAGAAGTGGATATGAAAAATTAGGTGCAAGACCATCAGACAAAATTACAGGTAAAGAAAAAGCAAGAGCTTATGACCCATCAATTGATGGATATGGTGGAGTGAGTACTGCGGATGAAAAATATGGTGGTAAAAGTACTACAACAACTACAACAGGATTGGTTGCAAACGCTAATGTTGATGTTGGGGGGACAATTACGGTTAAATTTGAGGCACCACCTAATGTAACAATAACTCAACAAATGATGGATTCATTTGTTAATACGCCAGATTTTAAACAATATATTGTTAACTTAACAACGAAACAAAAAGAAACTGGAGCTCCAGTATCTTCATCATATGGCAATTAAAAAATAATAGTTAACCTATTTATTAATATAAAAAGTGTAAATGGGAAGTCCCTTAGATTTAGTAAATTCAGAAGCGTTTAGAAAGAAACTCATTACGAGAAATTTGACCCCTTATGCTAAGGCTCCAAACAGACCTACGCTTGGAACGAACTACGAATATATTCAATCTGACACTTCAGTTCAAGATAGTCCTGACCAATTAATTGATGAACCATCGTTCGCAAATAAGTTATACCCATTAAATCAATGGGGTAGTGAAGGCGGATATCAGCAAGTGCCTGACCCAAATGGTTTGTTAAATACAAAATCTAACGAGGGACAGTATGGATTTCAAGATGCTAATATTGTAGACCAAGCACTTCCTGAATCTCAAAAATGGAAATCAATTAATGCTTTTTCAAATGGAGGACAAGCTCCATTAGATTCCGCCGCATTTTTTGATAGTATTGATTTAGTTGGACCAAACTCTACAGGTGTATACAATAACCAACCATACCCAACAACTTTTAATCCATCTTCATATTCGCCAGTTTCAATCTTGTTATCATCAGACCCACAAGGTAGCGATGGTCTTTTAAGTCAAGATTCATTTATTGCTCGTTTAGGTGCAAAAACTCTTCGTAAAGAATTTGAGACAAGAATTGCGACTCAAATAAGACAACAAACAATTGGAAGGGCCAACGTATTCAGTGTTAGAAGTGGTACTGATGTGTTGAATTTAATAACAGGAAGAGTTCCTTTAATTGAACCAAATTGGACAATTACAGTTCCTTCAAACCCTATTATAGCAGCAACTGATTTTGCGTTAAGACTTGCAGGAAGTACAATACCAATATCACCAATACCAGGTTCTTATTGGGATACAAGTATTAATACGAAGCAACCAACAACAATTCAACAATTAGAAAATGCGTTCAAGAAAACAGCTGTTGGTGGATTCTTTACAAGATTATTAGGTGCTGATAAGACAGGTTCACAAATCATGTATAACAACATGGGGGGTGGACAAAAGTCTTCATTGTTTAATAACATTGATTACAACAAGTATAAGCCAAGTTATGATAGAACTTTATTTGACAGAGTTGCTGGAGTTGTTGCAGGTTCAACAACAAACAATGGTAATTTCTATGTAGGTTCAACAACATCAGACCCATCAAGAGTATTTTCTCCTGGCGGTGATTTACCGACTAACACATACGGACAAGAGTTACAATCACCAGTATATGGTCCTAGTGAACTTGCACAGTTATATGAAGGACTTGGTAGTAAAGAAATTAGACTTGGTGCTAATGGGCCTACATACTCAGATGGTGGCGGTATAGAAGGTGGATTTACATGGGTTTCGCCAAAGTATAAAGATAATGCTGGTAAAAAAGTTGGTATCGGAGGTTTAATTACAAACCAAGATTCTGATTTCAAACCTTCATCATACAATACAACAGAATCAACAAATAGAACGTTTAGAGAAGGTTCAATTCTTGATGATACTCAAAGATTAATTGATAGTCAACCGAAGGGTGGCAAGAGATTACAACACGTAGGAAACGCTATTGACCAAGTAAGTAAAGTATTCAACGATGGTTACAAGGAACTTACAAAAGGTTCAAAAGTTTTAACTTATGTTGGAGCTATTGGACAAGAAGTTGGTAGTGAATATTGTAGAGTTTTTGCTAAAGACATACCATATCTTCAATATAACGATTTACAAAAACAAGATGGTACAGTTACAGAAGGAAGAAGATTTTCTTATTCAGTTTTAGATAAAACATACAATCTT